TAATAATAAGATATATCAATACTTTAGCGTGTATGATTGGAATTGTGTAAGCTTGTGTAGGTGTCAGAAAATTGACACTATACACATCCTCTTACAAAGATTCCTTAGAATCTTCATAGAACTGTCAAAGTTTTGACACTAAGAGTGTCAATTAATTGACATATGGGGGTGGGTAGGTGTCAAGGAATTGACAGGGGCTATGTATACGCTATGAAGTGTGACATTTATGCAACAGTTGTCTAACAAAATCTCTAAAGATTTTGATTGACTGTGACATTTATGCAACACTTTGTGTTGGGAAAAGGATTCTTCTGTCAAAATTCTGACAGATTAGGTAGACTCTTTAGAGAACCCCCACCAAAAAAACTACTTGACATTTATATATATAATATACCCCTGACATATATTTAAAAAAAATAAAGGGTAATTCATAGTAGTAATAATTATTATAAAATAATTAGTATTACTCCGGGGGGCTTCCTAGTTATGACTAATTGTGTAAACAATTTACTAGCTTTGTTGTTGTCTCTGATGTCTATTAGGAACACTAACTAGGGGTGTGTCGGGTCTGGGGAGGTATATATTTACCCCGGTGGGACTAAGTAGAAAATAACATATTTCTTATAACTATGCAATATGATATAATACGATTTCATTGTAGGTGTGATAAATATGTCACACTTTATTAAGGAAGGTATTAAAATGTTTGAGGCATTAGTATTGGCTTGCCTATTAGATAAAGATTGTATAGAATTACAAGATAGACGTGGACCTTATAAAACAGAATTAGAATGTAAAGCACGTGCAGCAGAAATGATGCGTGACTTTGTTACTGATGAAAGGACACCACCAGTTGTAGTATTACAGTTTAAATGTACAAAGACAGAAGGAATTAATACTTAATGTTAGATGGTAATACAGAAGAAGAAGACAATAGACAATCTGCTCCTTACATAACACTTAAAGATAAATTAAATGAATATGCAGATATGATGGCAAGGACAGACTTCCTTACCTTTGTAAAGATATTTGCACCTACTCTTATATCTGAATTTAAGATGGGTAAACATATTGAATTATTATGTCAGAAGCTACAGGGTGTAGTAGATGGGGATGTAAAGAGATTGATGGTATTCCTACCACCGCGTTCTTCTAAGTCTGTAATCTGTAGTAAGTTATTCCCTGCGTGGTACATAGGTAATAATGGTAACCATGAGATTATGTCTCTGTCACACTCAGAGCAGCTTGCAAGTGACTTTGGACGTACAGTGCGTGACGTAGTCGGAACCGCAAGGTTCCAGCGGATTTTTCGTGATATTAGTTTGAGGAGTGATGTTAAGGCCGCAGGTAAGTGGAAGACGAATAAGAATGGTTCTTACTATGCAGCGGGTGTACGAAGTCAGGTGGCAGGACGTGGCGCACACGTAGCCCTACTAGATGACGTTATGTCTGAAGAAGATGCCATCTCAGAAGCAGGTAGAAGGTATATTAAGGAGTGGTGGCCCGCAGGTCTTAGAACTCGTATCATGCCTAATGGTGCCATTATTATTATTAATACAAGATACCACTATGATGATTTATGTGGGTGGTTGTTAAAACAAGAATCAAATACAGAAACAACAGCATATCCTTGGGAAGTAATTAGTATACCTGCATGGCTAAATGAAGAAGCTGCAGAGTTACTAGGGCTACCAGAGGGTACATCTTACTTTCCTGAGTGGAAGCCAGATGAGTTACTACGTATTGATGAGCAAGAAATCAGAGGAGCAAATGGTAGTAGGTACTGGAATGCATTATATATGCAGGACCCTTCTCCTGATGACGGTGGTATTATTAAAAAGAAATGGATACAGGTGTGGGAAGATGATGAACCACCACCATGTGACTTTATACTACAAACATATGATACAGCTTTTAGTACAGCTAGAACTGCTGACTACAGTGTAATACAAACATGGGGTATCTTCTACACGTTTGAGCAGAATGAATATGGTATAGAAGAAGGACAAAGTAATATTATATTATTAGGTAATACAAGAGGTAGATTTGAATATCCTGAACTAAGACGTAAAGCACAGGAACTTTATGCAGACTTTAGACCTGATGTATGTATTATTGAAAAGAAGGCATCCGGTCAGTCTTTGCTGCAGGATATGCGTAGGGCGGGGCTTCCTGTACTAGACTACCTTCCTGATAGAGACAAAGTGTCACGTGTCTATGCGGCGACACCAATGATGGAGGCAGGTCGCGTATGGTTACCTGCAGATAAAATATGGGCAGATGATGTGTACTCTGAGTGTATGTCTTTTCCTAATGGCGCACACGATGACCAAGTGGACTGTATGACTATGGCTATTCATTATATGAAAGACAGTTGGAACCTTATTCACCCTGAAGACCCTTCATGGGAAGATGAACCAAGAACAAGAAAGAGGGTTGCATATTGGAGAACTTAAAGCTATAATATAAAAATCTTAATTTAACTGGTAGGAAAGATAATGGCAATAGAAAAAAATCCTAATGATGTGATGCCTGAAGGCATGGACAACATCATTCAATTAAATATTAATCAAGAATCAGAAGACAATGTCAGTTATGAAGTTGACCCTGAGACAGGAGAAGTAGAAGTTTCTTTTAGTCCAGAAGGTGAAATGTTTGAAATGGAGATGGAAGTAGGTTTTGATGTAGAAGGTTTCTACGATAATCTAGTTGATACTCTTGATGAAGACACTCTTATTCAAATTGGCGCAGAAGTCTATGAAAAGTTTGAAGCAGATAAAGCATCTCGTTCAGAGTGGGAGTCCATGTTTGAAAGAGGATTTGACTTGCTTGGCCTAAAACTTGAAGAAACTACAGAACCTTTTGAAGGTGCAGCAACCGCTGTCCATCCTTTGCTGATTGAGTCAGCAGTTAAATTCCAGTCACGTGCATCCCAAGAACTCTTTCCTTCCAGTGGTCCAGTCAAAACCCAAGTTCTTGGAGATGCTACCGTGGAGCGTCAACGGCAAGGTAACCGTGTACAAAACTTTATGAACTATCAACTTACTGAGCAAATGCCTGAGTACTTTGATGAGTTTGAACGTATGCTGTTTCACCTGCCGTTGATAGGCTCTGCATTTAAGAAAGTATATTTTGATGGCTCAGTAGACAGACCAGTAAGTGAGTTTGTACCTATTGACCAGTTCTATGTGTCTTACTATGCTACAGACCTACGCCGTGCTGACCGCTATACTCATGTACTATACCGTAGTCCAAGAGAAATAGCACAAGGCATGGTATCTGGTATGTATGCAGACATAGACCTTCCAGACCCTTACAACCCAGAACAATCCGCTTTGACTGAAAAGATGGACACGGTTCTTGGGTTGTCTCCTTCTTCAGACCTTGACCAACAGTATGTACTACTAGAACAGCATTGTTATCTTGAACTAGAAGACTATCCTACTGCTTGTCCGTACATTGTAACTATTGAAGAAAGTTCACAGAAAGTATTGTCTATCAGACGTAACTGGAATGAAGATGATAAGAATAAAGAAAAGAAAATGTTCTTTACTCATTATCGTTTTGTTCCGGGCTTTGGTTTCTATGGTCTTGGTCTTATCCACTTCCTTGGTAACCTTACTATGTCTGCCACTGCAGCTATGCGTAGCCTTATTGATGCAGGTCAGTTTGCTAACCTTCCCGGCGGCTTTAAAGCTAAAGGTGTTCGTGTAGTAGGAGACAATGACCCTATTGCACCGGGTGAGTTTAAAGAAGTAGAAGCAACAGGTATGGACTTGTCTAAGTCCATTGTACCTTTACCGTACAAAGAACCATCAAGCACACTATTCCAGATGATGCAGTTTACTGCAGCAGCGGGTCAGAAGTTTGCTGATACAACAGAACAAGTAATTACCGAAGGTTCTAACTATGGACCAGTAGGTACAACTATGGCGTTGCTAGAAGCTTCTAGTAAGTTCTTCTCAGCTATTCATAAACGTCTACATAAATCTCAAAAGGATGAATTTAAAATCCTTGCACGTATTAATTATGAAAGCTTACCTAATGAATATCCTTATGATGTTCCGGGTATATCTGAGAATGTATTCCGTAAAGACTTTGATGGACGTGTAGACGTTGTTCCGGTTAGTGACCCTAACATTCCGTCTTCTGCTCACCGCCTTATGATGACACAGATGGCAATGCAGTTAGCACAGACATCTCCTCCGGGAATGTTTAATATGGAAGAACTAAACCGTACATTACTTAATGCGGCTAACATTCCTAACCTTGATAAAATTCTACCTGACAAACCACAGGCACAGCCTCTTGACCCTGTTACAGATATTGAAGCAGCAACTAAAGGCTTGCCTATTAAAGCGTTTGCAGGACAGAACCATGATGCCCACATTCAAATTAAAACTATGTTTATGCAAGACCCTGCAAATGGTGGTAATCCTATTATGCAGCGTGTAGCACCTATTCTACAAGCTAATATTCAGGAACACGTAGTAATGAAATATCAGGAGCAAGTCAATGGTGTAACAAGACAAATGATGGCAGAAGCCCCAGAAGGTGACCCGAATGCTCAGAATCCTGCAGTCATTGAGCAGGTAATGGTAGCCGCTGCACAACAAGTCATGCAAGCTAATCAAGCCGCTGCACAAGCAGGACCATCACCAGAACAAGCTATGGTTCAGATAGAAGCTGAAAGGTTGAATATTGAAAAACAAAAAATTCAGGCACAGCTTGCTAAAGAAGCAACAGAGGGTGCGCTTAAAAACCGTGACCTTGACTTAAAAGAACAAAAGCTGGCACTGGATGCATATAAAGTAGGAGCAGAGAATACTCTGAAGGCTGATGAAAAAGAGAAAGATAGAAATTCAAAAGCGGCTATCAAGGCAGTTGAAGTCCTTGCAGACCTTATCAAGCAAGAAGAAGGTGCCAAAAACACCGAAACGCTTAAAGCGGCAGACATGATTACTAAACTTATCTCTGACGCTAAGAAGGGTGTATAATGCTCTGGGAAGAAATTGATAGAATATTGCAAAAAGAAATGGATGCAGCAAAGAATTCGCTTGCATCTGGAGCCGCTTCGGATTATTCTTCATATATGAATTCTGTTGGGCGTATTTCTGGATTGGAATGGGCAAGAGCAGAAATCAAAAATGTAGTTAATCAAATGATATATGAAGACGATGAGGAGTAAAATGCAACAAGTTCATATGAGTAAATCAATTCTTAACGATGCTTGGAATAATCACGAAGGAATACCAGACCCAGATGTACTTCCTATTATTCCGGGTTATCATATTTTAGTACGGCCTGTTTCTGTTAAAGCAGAAACTAAAGGTGGTATTATTCTACCAGATTCTACCAGAGAAGATATCTCTTACCTTACTACTGTAGGTAAAGTACTTCGTATTGGTAAGGATGCCTATGCTGATGAAAAGCGTTATCCAAACGGTGCGTGGTGTCAGGAAGGTGACTATGTGTGTTATGGTAAACACTCTGGTCAAAAGTTTCTCTATAAGGGTGTACGTCTTATTCTATTGTTAGATGACCAGATTTCTATGGTTGTCTCTGACCCTAAAGAACTGGACCCTACCTATAATCTAGCACACTAATGGCAAAGAATAACAATCCTTTAATCACTAAGTCTTTTGAACGCCCTAAGAAGCGTAGACCCGGTGTACATAAGAAAAATGTTAATAAACGTAATAAACCTAAAAATTTCTTTGGGTAAACTATTGCGTATGCTTTGTTTATAATGTATTATAAATCAATTGCGTAATTCGTCATATTCGCAACTGACGTAAAAGGAGTATTAAATGTCTGAAGAATGGACAACGGTTGACACTTCCCCCGCCGTAAAAGAGGAAGAAAAAGTTGAGTTTGAAATTGAAGGTCAAGAGGAACAAGTAGATGCTCCTATTGAAGTTCAACTACAAGTTGAAAAAACTGAAGAGACTAAAGCATCGGCTGCGCCTGAAACAGGTGGAAGCCCGGAGCAAGAAGAACATCAGTCTGGCGCACAAAAACGAATCCGACAACTCGTAAAACAGAAGAAGGAACGTGAAGAACAGATTCAGAATCTGGTTGCACGTCAACAAGAACTTGAAGAACGACTAAAGGCTCAACAGCAGGAACTAAGAACTTCATTAGAAAAAAGTTTTGAATCTGCTGAAGAACAAATTAATAGTCGTATTGCTATGGCTAAAGATGCTTATAGACAAGCACTTGAGTCAGGAGATACTGACCGTATTGTACAGGCTCAAGAATTTTTGAGCAACGCACAAAACGATTCAGCATCACTAAAGTTTGAAAAGCAATATAGACAACCACAGCAGGAGGTCCAAAGACCTCAACAGCAACCACAGGGGCAGCACCCACAACAAGCTGCTCAGTACGATAGAATGGCTGTTGAATGGGCTGGACGAAATCCTTGGTTTGGACAAGACAACGTAATGACTACGCTTGCTCTTGAAACAGACGCGGAATTAAAAGCGGAGGGGTATGACCCTTCTGATGAAGATTTTTATCAAGAGATTGATTCACGTCTTCGTAGTAAGTTTCCAGAACGGTTCGCTACGCAGACTGAAACAGTACAACGCCAGCAGGAAGCGTCAACTCCTGCCCAAGTGGTAGGTGGAGCATCACGCACTTCATCAGCCTCATCTGGTAAGAAGGTACGTCTTACTAAAGAAGACATCCGACTTGCTGAAAAGTGGGGTATATCACTGGATAAGTATGCAGCCGAAAAGCTTAAAGTAGAAAAAGCTGATGGTGAATATACTACAGTTTACAGTTAATAGCGTGGAGGAAATTAAAATGGCACGTAATACCACAACATCACGTAGTGTAGAGTCTCGTGAACTCAATACAAGGGAACAGTTTGAAGAATATCGTGAGCCTAATATGCTTGATATTCCAGACGAAACTAGAATCCGTTTTGCTAACGAGGGCTTGGCCTTACGTTGGATTCGTATTAATCTTCGTGGGCAAGACGATTACAAAAATGTTGGCAAAAAAGTCCAAGAAGGCTGGCAGTTTGTATCCGTAGATGAAGTTCCTGAGATGCAACACACTTCCTTCGTGAGGGAAGAAGGACGATACATGGGAGCAGTCTGTCGTGGAGACTTGGCCCTAGCGAAAATGCCACTGGCTAAAGCGCAAAGTCGTCAACGGTACTATGAGAATAAAAGCCATGAGATGGTTGATGCAGTTAATCAACAGCTTATGGGTCAAAATGATTCTCGTATGCCAATTCGTAATACAAGTAAATCTAGTGTTACCAAAGGACGTACTCCTAAATTTCAGGATTAAATAATTTGGTAAGTGCAATTTTAAAATGGGAGAAATAATATGACTTCAACTAAAGCGTTGAACGGCTTCCGACCTTCTCGTAAACGTGGTAGTAATCCGAACAATCAAGGCACTAATGAGTACCCAATTGCTTCAGGCTACGCTGCTAATATTTTTACAGGCGACCTTGTCCGTATTAATGCAGGGAATGTGGAAGCTATAACCACTGTAACAGAAATAGCCCAAGGTGTATTCATGGGCTGTCAGTATGTTGCAAATGGTGAACAAAAATGGAGCAAATACTGGCCTTCAGGTACATCCGCAACAAATGCGAAAGCTATGATTGCTGATGACTCACGTGCAGTATTTGAAGTACAGGCCGATGCGTCTGTAACCGCAGGTGACCTTCATGGTTCTCTAAACTTTGCTGTAACCCTTGGTTCAGGTTCTACCTTTACAGGTATTTCTGGTCATGGTATTGCCGCTGCTACTCGCACCACAGGTATCGCAATGTGTCGTCCTTTGGATTCAGTAGATGAACCGGGCAATGATGTAGCTAATGCTGCTGAGAATGCTTATCTAAAGTTGAATGTACAACTCATTCAGCATACAGATAACTTCTTGACTGCTGCCGTTACTGCACCAGCAACAATCACAGCTTACCTACTAGGTTAATAAGGGAGATTAAATCATGGCTATTAATAGAGCAAGTATTGCAAAAGAGCTTCTCCCCGGTCTTAATGCCGTTTTCGGTATGGAGTATGGAGAAGTTAGTGACGAACACGCACCTCTGTTTGAAACAGAAAATTCAGACCGTGCGTTTGAAGAAGAAGTATTGTTCACAGGATTTGGTACTGCACCTACTAAAGGTGAAGGTGCCGCTGTATCCTATGACGATGCACAAGAAAGCTACACAGCACGTTACACACATGAAACTATCGCACTTGCATTTGCAGTGACAGAAGAGGCAATGGAAGACAACCTCTATGACACATTTGCAAAACTTCGTGCGAGGGGTCTTGCACGTGCAATGGCGAACACCAAGCAGGTTAAAGCTGCAGACGTGTTCAACAACGGCTTTAATGCTACATATGTAGGTGGCGATGGTGTTCCATTGTTCTCTGCATCACACCCAACCATTGGTGCTGGTAATCAGTCAAACTACATTGGTGCTACTGACTTGTCAGAAGCTTCACTTGAGTCTGCATTGATTTCAATCTCAAAAGCAAAAGATGACCGTGGTATTCTGATTGGTCTGCAAGCTAAGTCTTTGCATATTCCTTCAGACCTCGCATTTACTGCTGACCAGATTCTGAACAGCACAATGTCAACAACAATTGGGGTAAACCCAACTACTGCTGCCAATGGTGCAACCAATGTAAACAACATCAACTCAATCCGTAATCAGGGTCTTGTACCGGGTGGCTTCTACGTGAACCGCCGCTTTACAGATACTGACGCTTGGTTCCTAAAAACCGATTGTCCAAACGGTGCGAAGATGTTTGTACGTGCTGGCCTCCAAACTAAAATGGAGCCTGATTTTGACACTGGTAACCTCCGGTTCAAGGCACGTGAG